CAGGAATGGTATGCGTTTGGAAAGTCGCCGCTCCAAATAGCGACACGCGTGGCATGTATCTGCGCGGAAGCAGAGTACGTTAACCAGTCGGATTTTGAAAAATTCGACGGAACAATCTCACCTGCATTGCGTTCCTTTGAGAGGTTGTTCTTGCGTGCTGCATATTCAGATGGGTACTATGCCGAGGTGATGCCGTGGTATGAATCGGGGATAGAAACCCGGGGTTTTACGTCATTCGGGGTTAAATATAAGACGGGCACTACACGAGTGTCTGGCTCACCCGAAACGTCATGCTTTAATACCGCTGACAATGCCTTTGTAACATACTGTGCTTTTCGTAGTATGAAAATCGCGCCGGCAGAAGCGTATGGGCGCCTTGGAATTTATGGTGGAGATGATGGTTTGACTTCAAACATACCATCACACATCGCTAATACCATGGCGGCGCGCTTCGGGCTGCGATTGGAGTGCGTAACGAAGGCGCAGGGCGAATACCCAGTGAAGTTTCTGGCTCGTTTGTACGGTCCGGGGGTGTGGCACTTGGATGGAAATAGCATGTGTGATCCTTGGCGGCAAATAGCCAAATTGCACGTGACTACCAAGTGTGTGGACGCACCCCTGGTCAAACTGCTTGAGAAACTTAGGAGCTTTGCGACCTCGGACTCACAGACGCCTTTCTTCGCACAACTTATCGCCACAGCCCAGAGATTGGGCCTGGAGGTTTTGGGTGTTGCCCCTACGAAGGAGTACACGTCATATATGGCGCGTACAGCCCCGTCGGATGGCTATTATCCCAACATCTTCGGAGATTGGATGTATAAGGTGTGGGAAGAGAGCATCCCTAACTGGTCGTGGGAAACCTTCCACGACTGGGTAGCCGGTGTAGTTCGAGTTGAGGACTTGTTAAACCCCCCTCTGTGTTCAGACCCCAAACCGCCAGATCCAGCAAGCGTTGCGGCGGTTGTGGATGGTGTGAGTGTGCCAGCAGCTGGGACACTGCACGTGAAGATCACGCACAAGGGTGATCGGCCGCGCCGGCGTCGTCGCCGGGCGGGGAACGCGTAAGATGTTGGCCTCGGCCATAGGGCACATGCCTGGATGTGCCCTATGGGACAATACCGTGTTTTGACATGGCATTAGCAACGA